GTGATTCTCAACGGCAACCCTAAAAAATCCTTCTTCAAAAGCACCTATCTTAAATATACAAATTTCGGCCTTCAAAAGTTTAGAATTGATTTTGACGGCCAGAAGAAATTGCGAATGACAGAGGAGTCCAAGTTCACATTTTATGTCCCGAGGTATGCGGAATTATTGATGGATACGTATGTCTGCGTGACACTGCCCTCCATCTGGAGTCCGATTCATCCTCCGACAAATGTGGGCGATATGTGGGCGCCGTATGAATTCCGCTGGATTGAGAACCTGGGCACCCAACTGATTAAAGAAATCGTGATTTCCGTCGGTGGTATGACCCTCCAACGGTTCACCGGCCATAATTTGGCGGCGATTGTAGAGCGCGACCTAGACAATACTAAGCGCGACCTATACAACCAAATGACCGGTCACGTCCCTGAGTTATATAATCCAGGTTGTTCGGGCGCGCGCCTCAATCAGTATCCCAATGCCTATCGCACGGTCAATATCGCCGGCGCGGAACCCTCTATTCGTGGGCGCAAGATATACATCCCCATCAACGCGTGGTTCACAATGTCCTCCAAAATGGCGTTCCCCCTAGTATGTCTCCAATATAACCAACTCCAGATTGATGTCACACTGCGACCCGTGAAGGAATTATTCACCATTCGTGATGTAGGCGACTCCACCAATTATTGGCCCGTCGTCCAACCCGACTTCACGAACCCCCTCCACCAAATGTGGCGTTTTTTATACCCGCCTCCCAGTATTGATTTATCGCTGAATTCATATCCGAGTATTCGCACAGACTGGAATGCGGATGTCCACTTGATGGCGACCTACTGTTTTCTCTCGGATGATGAATCCAAAGTCTTCGCGGCGAACCAACAGAAATACTTGATTAAGTCATATTATGATTGGACGTTTAATGATGTCACGGGGAATAGGAAGGTGAAGATTGAGAATTCAATGGGAATGGTGGCGTCTTGGACGATGTTTTTCCAGCGGAGTGATGTGAATATGCGGAACGAGTGGAGCAATTATACGAACTGGCCATATAATTATCTGCCGTATGATATTATCCCCGCGCCGATTGACGATGATTGGCGCCCCGTATCGTTTAGTGAAGTCGTCACCACCGCGAGCGACATCCAGACGACGGCGTGGCAAGCGCGCCCCGATTTCGCAAATGACCGCTACTACTACGATAAGAACGGGCCGAAGAACGGGATTGGGCCCGGTATTAATCCGGGCGATAAACGGCTCACCGGCCTTCACATTACGGGGGATTTTCAGTCGGAGAACGAGCGCGACATTTTACAGATGTTGGGAATCTCTCTGAACGGGAAATACCGCGAGAATCTGCTTGATGCGGGGGTATACAATTACGTGGAGAAATATACGCGGACACGCGGGAGTGCGAAACCGGGGATATATTGTTACAATTTCTGCTTGAACTCGGACCCGTATGACCTACAACCAAGCGGTGCTATTAATATGAGTAAGTTCAATCAGATAGAGCTGGAACTTACGACGATATATCCGCCGTTGGATACTGCGGCGGAAGTGAAGGTGATTTGTAATCCGAACACACGAGAGATTATCGGTATGAATAAGCCGAATGTCAATATTTATCTTTATTCGTATGACCTCCATATACTGGAGGAGCGGTATAATGTGCTGACATTTGTATCGGGTAACTGTGGTCTGATGTACGCGCGGTGATTCCGTAGCTCCGCCTCGCGCGATGCGCTCGTTTCCGCTACTACACACCGCGTTGCGTCGCCGGGTTGTTCGGTATTTAGCACAGTATTGGCACAGGCACAAGCACGGCACGACGCCGAATGAATAATCTATTGTATATATAACCTGAATACATATACAATGGCGGATGACGACAATGAAGAAACAAATGTAGACGACGCCGGCGCCGAAGAAGAAGAGAGCACTTTTAGCAAAGTCGGTGGGATGTTCGGTGGTGGTGGCGAAGACAAAGACAAGGACAAAGACAAGGACGCCAAAAACCCGAAGGACGCGACCCCCAAAAAAGCCAAAGCCGCCCCGAAATCAATGTTTGACATCGCCGCACTTAAAGAATTCGGATTGAGCGTCTTAACGCTCTTCATTGAAACACTGATTATTTCCGTCATTTGTGTGAATATTTTGTTCTTCTGTGCTCCCGAAAGTATCCGTATGAACAGTCTCAATCTAGAAAAACTATTCCCCACCGACCGACACAAGTGGCCGTATTGTTATACAAATGAATACACATCGTGTGATGCGGATTGCGAAGATAAGTTCGGCGGAATCGCCGATGACCCCAAACTATCCTCCGCTAAAAAGATATATCTGAAAGCCGCCATTATCCTGGATACGTATGTATTTAAGTGGTTCTGCTTGACAAAAGAAGACATTGATATGGTGAAGGAGAGCGTGGATGAAGGTGTTACTCAGGTCAATCTGCTGAACTGGGAGTTTATTAAAGCGCGATTCAAGCAGTGGATAAACAATTCCTTCATATTTTCATTCTCATCCGACCGCGCAATGATACTCTATATCTTTGAATATATAACCAAATTATCGCACAGTATCCCGAAGGAATTATATGACGTTGTCTCGCCGTTGTTGATTATGTTGATGCCAATCGTCTTTCTTTTATTCGCAGGGTTTATGCTGATGGGCGGCCCTTTTTTCACCACTGTAATTGGAATGATTGTTAACCAAACCGACAATCGTAAGGAATTTATTGGCGGTTCATTGTGGTCTATATTTACCGGGTTTGGTATCGGTATATTGCCTGTTATTTCATACGTTGTCCAACTCATCCAATTCATCGGAACATTCTTTATTTACCCGCTACTTCACTGGGACCAGTATCGCGAATTGTATGCGCGATATGTACCCATTATATTCTTCTTCTTTAATTTGACACTGATGTTTTATGCGTTTGAGTATCTAGAACTCAATGTCGCGGCCATCGTTATTTTGATGTTGCTTACACTGTATCTCACGCACTATTGGGCGGGTATTATGAACTTTTTTGATAAAATAAAGAATTGGGGGGCGTAATGTAGAAAGAACATAAACAATTCATTCTATAAGGTATTATACCCAACCTATCCGACGTATACAATACAATGGGTAATGGCAAAAAAGGACAAGCAACAGCAGCAGCAGCATCATCATCAGCAAGCGCCCCAGATAAGTCAACCCCGGAATATTTCAAAAAATACCCCTTTGTGAGTGTATGCACCCCCACATTTAATAGACGCCCCTTTATTCCCGCAATGCTCGCGTGTTTCAATCACCAGGACTACCCACAAGACCGAATGGAGTGGATTATTATTGACGACGGCACCGACCCCGTGGAAGACCTAGTGGCGTCACACCCTCGCGTTAAGTATTTCAAATATGATACAAAAATGACACTGGGAATGAAGCGCAACCTGCTCCACGAGAAGTCGCGCGGTGAAATTCTCGTATATATGGACGATGACGACTATTACCCACCTCAGCGCGTATCCCACGCGGTCCATATGCTTGTTACCCATCCAGACGCATTATGCGCGGGTTCAAGCGAGATTTACATTTATTTCAAACACATCGGACAGATGAAGCGTTTTGGTCCTTATGGGCCGAACCACGCGACGGCGGGCACATTTGCGTTCAAGCGCAAATTATTGAAGCATCATCGGTATAATGAGGATGCGTGTCTGGCGGAAGAGCGCGCGTTCCTGAAAGATTACACGGTGCCTTTCGTCCAGCTGGACCCGATGAAGGTCATCCTGGTATTTTCCCACGAACATAATACGTTTGATAAACGCAAGTTGCTGGTAAATGCGAACCCCGACGTTGTGCGCGATTCGCCCAAGAAGGTGATGGACTTTATAAAAGACGCCGCACTTCGCAAGTTTTATATGGTGGATCTGGAGAAATTATTAGAAGATTACGCGCCGGGGCGACCTGAAATGAAGCCGGATGTCATCGCGCAAACCTTACAATTGGAGAAGGAACGCGCGAAGATGGCGCAGGATGCGGCGGCGGCGGGTGGAGGAGGAGGCGGGCATATTATTCTACA